GCATCATCCTCAGTAATCCTGAACTTCCAGTTTCCAAGACAGGTAGGATATACGACATTATGATTCAGGAAGAACAATGGGTCTTTTCCATAGATAGAATCTCTTTGTGTATTAAGTATATCCACATACACAAGGGGAATACCACCAGGAAGTACCGGCCCTGAACTTGGGAAATAACCAGCCGTATTCGGCTGAGGCCCAACATTTGCATTTAACTTCATGTTCAGAGCATTAAGCGTTAGTATCATATTCCTATTTGAATAACAAGCATGACTTACAACTGGAACACCATTGCCAGCTACCATACGCGGAGCTTTGAAATTTTGCTCAAGAAGTAACCGATTAACTGAAACATACAGACTTTCGTCAAGCACTCCATCATGGTCAATATAGTAACTTGCAAATTCTGGTACAACAGTGGCACTCGAATTTAGACCACCTTTATCAAAAGCAGTACCAGCAGCACCACCTTCATCAGCCGCATCGTTGTATCTTGCCCGATAGCCGGAATAAGTACCAGCAGAGCCATCAGTACCTAATGATAACCATGTTGAAATAGCATACATGGAATCCTCATCATTGGCAGATGTAGGCCCTGTCCAGCTTGCAAGATAGATTTTTTCAATGATTTCTCGCATTGCATTTTTATATTGCAGTTGCGTAGCATCGAAGATTTGCTCAGGGCTTTGTGCATTAACATCGGCTTCCACCTTATTAAATGCCATTGCTCCCATGTAATGCTTTATAATATCAATCTCGAAAGTCTTTGTAATGTTCTTGATAACAACACTGTCTTCAGCCCATACATTAGATGCACGAGCATTTCCAACAGTACCAGTAGTAATCGCACCCTTTAGCTTTTTGCCTCTTACTTGTAGAACATTCTCACTGAAGAATTTATCAAAAAATTCATAAGTTTGATAGGCAAAAGTCAAAGGAGGCTGTTTCTTGAGCCATCTTTCAAGTGTCCCATGAATGACATCAAGATTATGTTGAAGTGTTGGCATTGCCATTTTGAATATCTCCTCTTTTCTTTATACAATCTCTCCAAATTTACTTAAACTACATCTTGACCCGCCGCTTTTTGAAGATTTCGGATGTAATCTATATCCTCCTCTCTCTCAGAAGGATAGCTCTTTCGTATCTCTTTTGAAACACGCGAGCCTGAAAGAACCTTCTCATGCGACTTTAGGTCTTTAATTATTTTTCTCCTTACATCATCTTTGAGATGCTTGCCAGCATAAGCGTTAATAGCTTTTGTCATCGCCTCATCTATAGTCACTCCATAATGAGACATAAAAGCAAGTGCATCTCCAAAAACCTCTGTACGAGCTTTGACAGCCGGATTTGAAGAAATCAGGCTACCTTTGTGCCTACCAGCCGGATACGTTGGAAGATTTTTCGTTTTACCGAAGATTTCAAATTCCTTGGACGTATCATCAAAAAGCTCATTTGCACGGTTTAGGACTGCAATGTCCCGTTGCCTTTGACGGTCTTCTTTCAGAGATTGAAATTCACTTTGCATATCTCCAAGATTTAGCTCGTCAAGTATTTCTTTCTTCAACTGCTCTCTAAGCTCGTCAGGAATTTCTGTTAGTTTAGTTTCTTGGGTCTTTACTTTATCTTCTATTCTGTCTGTTTCACTTGATTTATCGTTTTTATCTAATTTATCACCTTCCGATTCATCCTCTTCTTTCAATTGTGCCAGCAAATCAGGAATCATTGATTGAAGCTCATCATTTGTATATGGTTTTCCTGAATTACCTGAAGAAGCAAACTCTATAATACTATCGCTCGACCAGCCGAGTGCCTCTGCTGCATCTGAGAAATCATCGGATATATCAGTACCGGATAAAGATACTTCTGCTTCATCGGATTCTGCATCTTCTTTACCTGATTTCATTGCCCCTCTGATATATTTCATTGTTGAGGCGAAGAAACCTTCTTTATCGTCTCCAGTTTTCTGAGATTGCTGAATATCTTCAGACTGTTTATTTTCAGTAATCTTTTCTTGATTCTGCTGAGTATCTACGGATTCTTGCTCTTCTACATTTTGTTCAAGATTTTGTTCTGTCATTTTGTTTCCTTTCTGTCTCCGGTTCTATTCTCTCTTCATTCTTTTCTCTTTTAGGTTTTCTTGCTGCTCTTGCCTTAGCCATTCGTTCACGTGCCTCGGCGAGTTTCTTTTCATCTTTCTGCGGAGTGACATGTGGGACAGCTTCCATAGGGTCTTCAAGTAGAGCAGACTCAGGCGGAGTAAATTTTTCTTGTAGAGAAGGTCTTGCTTTTTCTCTTTTATCAATTTCCTCTTCTACTATCTCTCTCACTCTTGCTTCTGTAAGTGTTATCTGCTGCTCCTTTTCCGATGTTGAGCTTTTCAAAGCCTCGTGATAATTCTTGGCATTGGGATAGTTTGCAGCACAATACTTACATTTACCAGCATCATCAAGATACTTTGGATTGAATTGTCCACCACAAATAATACAATCTTTTTCCATTTTTTGTCTCCTAAATTATTCGATTGCCCATATAAGATGTTCTGGAACTATTGACAATTCTTCATTATCTACAATTGTAGTTGGAAAGTGTCCCTCTGAAAGAGGTAAGAAGAGAATTACATCGTCTACTTTAACATCTTCAGAAACATGATTTCCCACTACAACGACTGTTCCTCTCATAAAGTCGTCCACCATTTCCTTTTGCGAAGCGATTTTGATTGCCTGAGATTCATAAATTGGTCTAATCAAGATGTTATTTTTCAACATTCTCATATTACTGTCTCCTAATCTAATTCAACAAACCCTTCACGTTTCAAAAAAGCCAATTTTTCTGTCCTATTATGTATTCTTGGTAAGAAACAACCGTTTCTTTTTACCCAGCTTACTCCAGGATGTTTCTTTTGTGCTTCATCAATTTGATTAGGAAGAACAGCACACGGGTATAACCTCGTGCCATTCGGCCCATCAATCGAGTATTCTCTCATCTGTGAATCGACATTTCCTTTCTTATGATCCAGGATTACTGAATGTTGTGCCATCTTTTTGCAAGAAGGACATCTACGCTTTTCTTTATAGTCTTTGATTGAGCTTGACTTTTCAAAAGTCTTACCACATTTACAGATATATGAATAAAGAGGCATGTTCTATCTTCTATCTTAATTTCAATATCCACTTCTTAGGAATCCATAAAACTCCAAGAATATCATTATTAGCCGATTTTCCTTTCGTATGACATATTATTATAAAGCTGCTGTTCTCTCCGACATAAAAACCATTTGTTTCACAAAAAGCCTCACTATCATCTGCGAGGGCACTATCGACAGTTTTCCAACCTGTTTTTTCCAGAGCGTCAAACCATTTAATATAGATTTTATCGCCGAATTTCTTCTTTTTCATTTTCATTTTCTCTGATACTTTGAACTTTGATGAGCTTTCTTTACGGCTTTCTCTCTTCCAATTCCTCCCATACATCGTTTCCATGCTTCATCTTTGGAAAACCCCTTTTTCAGATAATTTACAACGCATTGATGAGCTACCTTTGTATGAATCCCTTTTCCATCAGGAGGCTTCAATCCTTCTCTACGATATAGACTTTTGATCTCTCTTGACATGATTAACTCTCATTCTCTTTTTCTATAAGATAATCACTAAATTGTTTTAATGCTCTCTTTATATGCTCCAATCCTTCACAGATAGTAACTCCACCTCCATTGTTTGGCCCAGCTACACAAATTCCTACTATCATTCCATCAGAATTGACTAACGGCCCACCACTTGAGCCTCCTGCACCTTCAGCATCAGTTTGAATAGTGCCATCTGGATATTCCCACCATTCTCTATCTACAAATGATACGATACCCATAGTCACTGTTGAGAAGAGTTCCATATCGTATGGAGAACCACAGAGATAGACTATATCACCGACATTAGGAAGAACATTAGCAAACGGAAGAACCGGCAAGTCATTTGCGTCTATCTTGACAAAACCAACATCATAATTTATACTTCTCCATTGTGCAACTATTTCATATTCATTGCCATCAGCGAGAATAACCTTGCTTGGAGACATGTCAACTACGTGCCCTGCTGTCAGAATCAAACCATCTTCAGTTACAATAGCACCTGAGCCAAATCCAAAACCATCTGTAATTACTACTGTTGCACTTTGCAATAAATCAAAATTGACTTTTCTATTTGCTTTTCGATTTGTTTCTCTCAATTCGAGTGCACAAATACAGACGGTTGCCAAGACTACAACTACAATTAGCTTTTTCATTTTACTATTGACTCCTTTTCACCGCCGTATCCCGCCCGTCCCTGCTGCTGATACATATTAGCAAGGCGAGAAGGCATGGTGCTGCCAAATCTATCATCTTGCTGCCCTGGACTCTTATTATCTTTACTTTTCGGAACAGCATCTATATCAACTTGCTCTTGTGGAATTAACGATTTATACCAAGAAGGAAAGTTCTCAAAACCACCATAATCTGCGAGCACTCTATCAACAACTGAAAAGTCGATTGTTGTACCTTGTTCTCGTCTAAGCTCCATCGTTGGAATTATCCAGGCTGATAGAAATTGAAATAATCTTTGATACATAATTTCTGGAGATGTTCTCTGTGTACTATATGGCACTACTTTCAAAACAAAGCTCTCAAAATCTGCAACCTTGTCTCCTTTTGTAAATACTATCGGATATTCATAATCACCAACTCCAGGAATCTTCAATGTATCAAGCACTTCTACATAAGTATTTGGTGCATTTCCGACAGCCCAACTCCATTTATTCAAAATAGACGTCATCCATTCTGAAAACCGTGTATGAAAATTGTTTACGATTCTCGCAGCATTGCTAAAAATAAGCTGTTCCTGTCCTAATGTCGGAGCTTCAGCACCAGCTCCTCTTAAAACCTCCGGTGCTGTACCAGATTTTGAAAACTCGGATTCAGCCCAGTTAAGCCAGGAATAGTTATCTGGATTCACGCCACCTAATTGTAATGTCTTTACGAGTTCAGGGTTCTTTGAAGAGATAACTTCCATATTCTTTGCATTCAGAATTGTCTTTGCCTCTTCTTTTGCTGCTGGGTCTGCAATGATAACATTCTTTTGTGATTCTGCCTGCTCTCTCGCCGCCTTGCCCATAATATTCATAGTTACATCAAGATCATACCAATCCCAGGCCGGAGGAATCGGAATAGGAATCCCTGGAGGAAAGAAATATCCAAGATAATCGTACGGAGAGCCTGGCCCTTTCCAATCTACTTCATTTATAATTATTGCCTTCTTCCCCATAGGCATAATCGTAATGATTGTTTTCTCTTTCTTGAGAAAAATATCTTGGAATGTCGTATATTCCTCAAGTGCTAACTTGTTGAAATCAAAACTTTCCTTAGCAGCAATTTCTTCAGCACTATATTTTGTTACGAGCTTGCAATCAGGAGTAATGTAATCTGCAATTTCATTTCCATACTTGTCTTTCCTGGCAAAAAGGTCTTTAGCATATTCAGTAGGTAATCTATATGTATCACCTTCAAAGGCAAAATCGCTTCTTATCTTTGCAGAAGAATCACCAATATAATTTGCCGGATCAATAATTGCAACCTTTGGTACTCCAATTTTTATTCTTTCATTTTCTACTGAAACAATCCTATCATATTCAAAGAAAGTTCTGGCAATCGCCCCGCCAAACATTGATTGAATTGCTCCTGGAATGAATACCTCATTGGCAAATTTATTCTTTTCAATCAGATGATTCAGTATAATCTGCCTACCATAAGCATAGGATTTTAATTTCGGCACTAATGATTCAACTAAAACTCGTGGATTACCTTCACAAAGATATGAAGAGACGGTTGATACTCCTCTTTTCATCAAGTTAATCAAATGCCAGCGACTGTATCCTTTATCATAATAACCTGAAGCACAAAGTCTCAATAGTCTTTGTGAATGCTCCAACGCTCCCTCAAACTTCTTAGACCACGCGTTTGCTAATGTCTGCAAGCGTGCCGGAAGTCTCTGTCCTTTATTAAAATCGTATGGAGAATTATTATCTTTTTTAGCCATTTACTTCACTCTTCCGTCTAAAATAGCCATATTTTCTGTTCTGCTTTTTCTTTTGCAATTCTTGCCTCAACTTCCGCCATACGAGCAGCAAAAGTTCCATCTGGAATATATCTTGCCTCGAATGGATTAGCTTTAGGCTGTTCTTTTCCTCCTAACAATGCAACAGACACACCAATAACTCTATCACCATGAGCAGCTTTAGCTCCTGAAGTCTCAGTTTGTAGAGCCACAGGGCCTACGTCAATTTTCCCCTCATAATTGATATAGCTTTCAAGTTCATTTACAAGTTGCTCATCATAAACCCTACAGGAAAGAAATCTTGGCACTCTTCTCAATCCTTCATTCAATGCCACACTGAGTTCGTTCAGAATCTTTCTCTTAGAACCTTCTAAACCACCGGAACTATGCCAGCCATATTTCTTCTCAACTTTAATCTTCTTGTATGTATCATCTCTACCTACATAGAGATTATAATAATTCAACTCTTTTACTCTGTCCAAGAATTCAGGTGCATTATTCGTCTCCCAATTAAGAAGAGGAGGCATTTCACCACGTACCCAATTACATATAGCAACAACCT